TCTTACTAACCAATCCTGCTGCTGCTGCTGCATAAGAATTTATAGTATCGTCACCATATCCAACAGAATTACTATCTTGAATATTTGAAGGCATAGGCAATAAAATAATTCCGTCATCAACTAATTCTGCTACAGACGAAGCAGTTGCTCCAACATCTGTCGCTTTTCCTATTCTTCTTCTAGAACTAGGACTTGTTAGTGTAGGTAATCCTCCAGCAACGTATTTTTTAATTGCAATTTGCAAATAATCTGTTGTTTCGGTTATTGCTTCGTAAGGATATCTTAGAACAGTAGTCATTATCCTTTTTTAATTATTTAGTCTGATTTTTTTAAAAGGAAGAGCTTGTGCGTCTTTTAGTTCTTCTGGATAAATTATATGCAAAGGACCAATTATTTCGTTCCATGTATATTGTCTATGTCCCCCCCAATGAAAATTAATTCCTTTAAATCCCCATTGAAACAATTCAGTAATTGCAACTAGTGGATATTCGTCATATCTAATGTTTGAAGTTTTGGGGCGATATACAAACGTGTAAAATTTTCCTACACTTGGACTTGTTGTTGTTTCTTTAAGGACTTCTAATAAACTTAACATTATATCATCAGGATCTTCAGTGCCAATTAGATCGTCATAATTTTTACGAAGACGATTGTTTTTATCGTCAGTTGGATTATTTCTTTCTTTTAAAGTTTTTCTTGGCATTATTTAATACCTAATTCATTTTCGGTTAAAACTTTAAATTCGTATCCACGATCTAAACACCAGTCTTTTGCCGCTTCCCATTTTGCTTGATTTTTTGCATATTCATAAACTTCATATAAGTATCCTTTTGTTTGTCTTTTTGGTTTTGGTGGAGGAGTCATTTGCTTTTTTGGTTTAATCTCAATCATATACTTTTTAATTGAACTATTTTCTTCTTTTACTTTAATAAGAAAATCTGGAAAATACCTATGAGGTTTATTGTCTAATGGAGATCTATACCAAACAAACATTTCTTCATTAGACCATTCTAAAACATTTTCATTTGTGTCACAATAGACCATGAATTTTCTTTCCCACAAAGATCTGTATATAATATTTGTGGGATCTCCAGCGTATTTGTTGGGATATGTTGGTTTATATTTTCCTTTATATGACATCTAAATAACATTAATAGACCAATATTAGGTATTTAGAAATGCCAATCCCGTCAATTAATGCTCTCACAATGCTAAGTGGTAGAGAGCAATTTGGCAACGTTGCGAGAACTAATCAATTTCAAGTTTTTATTGAAAATGGATGGGGAACTAGTGGTTCTACAACACCTTTTTTAGAACACCTAAAAAATACCACTTTGTATTATGGAATTGATTGGACTGCAACATTTAAGAAAAAACTTTCTTTATTGTGTTTTGACGCAAATCTTCCTGCCTCTACTTATGCAACTGCAGAAGTAAAAGATAATTTTATGGGAGTTGCTCAAGAATTTGCACATACTAGAATTAATACCGATATTGATTTTAGTTTTTATGTTGATAGTAACTATTATGTTTTAACATTTTTTGAGGCATGGATGGATTATGTTTCTGGAGGAAATAGCAAAAAGGATCCATCAACTGGAGATCCTGTTCCAGATGAACCAAGTTTATACGATAATAATATTAATCCTTATTATAGAAGATTTAATTATCCAAAATTTTATAAAAATCAATCTGGAGTTTATATTAAAAAGTTTGAAAATAACTGGGATGTTGAAGGAACCACAAATATAACATATCAATTAATTAATGCATTTCCAAAATCTATTGCCTCTATTCCTGTTACTTATGGTGAAGCAGAAGTTATGAAAGTAACGGTAACAATGAATTATGATCGTTATAGATTGTATAGAGAAATTGCAGGACCGCCAGTTGTTGGTGGTGCTCTTAAAAATTCTGATGGAACTTGGACAGTTCAACTTATCATTGCTGGAGATGTTATTACTAAAACAGTAAGCAATACGGTATATCAGACTAAATATGCTTTACCACCAGTACCATAAATAATTGCAACTGATTTGTGTAGGAAATTATGCCTTTACCAAAAATTACAACACCAACTTATGAGTTGGAAATTCCCTCTACTGGAAAAAAGATTAAATATCGTCCTTTTTTGGTAAGAGAAGAAAAAATTCTAATCATGGCATTAGAATCTGAAGATATGAAATCAATCACAGATTCTATTGTCCAGATACTAAGCGAATGTATTCAAACAAAAGGTATAAGTATATCAGAACTTGCAACTTTTGATATTGAATACATTTTCTTAAACGTTAGAGCAAAATCAATTGGTGAAAAAATAGAAGTTAATGTAACCTGTCCAGACGATGGAGAAACACAAGTATCTACTGAAATTGATTTAGATACGATTAAAGTTCACAAAGAAAAAAATCATTCTAATATCATTAAGATAGACGATGAATTGTCAATGAAGATGAAGTATCCTTCATTGGAACAATTTGTTGAAAATAATTTTGAATTTCAAGAATCTAATATTGATGTAGATAAATCTTTGAATATGATTGTTTCTTGCATTGATATGGTATATACACCAGAGGAGTGTTGGTCGGCTTCTGATTGTACCAAGAAAGAATTGGTAGAATTTGTAGAGCAAATGAATACCAAACAGTTTAAAGAAATTGAATCTTTCTTTACAACTATGCCAAAGTTAACTCATAAGGTAGTAATTAAAAATCCCAAAACTAAAAAGGACAATGAAATCGTATTGGAAGGGTTAGCAAGTTTTTTCAGCTAATGATGTCTCATACTAGTCTTGAGGCATATTATAGAATTAATTTTTCCTTGATGCAGCATCATAAATACTCTTTGACAGAACTTGATAACATGATTCCTTGGGAAAGAGAAGTTTATGTATCTCTCCTTCAACAATATATTGAAGAAGAAAACGCAAAGCAGAGGCAGTAAGTGGCAATAGGAAAACAACCATTTTTTAAAGCACCATCAGTACCTAAAATGGGGAAGAAGACAGTTTCTTCTTCTGTGTTTTCCAACGTTTCTCAACAAGTAGAGCAGAAATTTAAAATATCACCTTTTAGATTTCTTCAACCAAAGCAACAAAATATTGTTGCTCAAACTGAGTTATTGCAAACTAAAGTAGAACAATCTACAAAAAATGATGGAATTATAAATTCTACTTTAACAATAACAAATAGAGTTTTAGAAGGAGTACAAAAACAACTTTTCTCATATTTTTCATCAATAGAAGCAGAAAAGAAACAAGCACTCGCTGCGTCAAAAGCTTCCGCTAAAAAAAGAAGAATAGGAGCAAAAGAACAGAGTATTGAAGAACCAAATAAAATTAATCAAATAATTGGAAAAGCTTTTAGTAAAGTAACTGCACCAGCAAGATCTATATTTAGTAAAATACTTGAATTTTTTAGTATTCTTCTTACTGGAATACTCGTTAATAGTGCTTGGAAATGGTTACAAGATCCAAAAAATCGTGAAAAAGTAGGAAAATTTTTCAGTTTTATTGCAGAGCACTGGAGATGGATTGTTAGAGTATTAGTTCTTGGTAAATTATTAGGATTTTTATATAAAGTTTATCGAGTTGTAAGTGGTCTTAAAAAAGGTGTTGATTTATTAAGGAAAGGTTGGGATCTTCTTAATAAAAGTAAAAAAACTAGTGGTCCTGGTGGCGGTGGAGGAGGTGATCCTTGTAGACCATTACTACAGTGCATGGGAAATCCTGCTTTCTCTGCTAGATTTGTTGCTGCTTCAATCGCAGCATTTATTGCTAATCAGCAATTAACAAATCATATTAAAAATGTAGCAAAAGGATTACTTGTTCCAGCACCTCCAACTCCAATACCTGCTGTTCCGCCAGTAGTACCACCTACAACTCAAAGACCAACATTACAACAACAATATCGTCAATCAAGGCAAGGTGCTCCTGCTGGTGGTTATTCTGCAACAAACGTGCAAGCGGCCCAGCAGGCAGCAGGATCAACTCCCGCACAAAGTTCTCAGCAACTATCAAAAACATGGGATCAAGTTAGATCATTATCAAATGATCCGGAAATTCAAGTAATTCTAAAAACATCTGCTTTATTAACTTTTCTAGACGGACCAGTTCCATTTGGTGACCCCCTTGCCGTAGGAAATCTATTAAGGATATTACCAAAATTAATTCAGGTAATGACAAGACGCGGCATGGCAGTTGCTGCGTCAAAAGGTGGAACAATACCAAAAGAAGCACCAAAGAAAAAGTGTGATACTTGTTCATTATTACCAACTTTCTCCCAAGGAGGAACAGTGGGTGGTCCAGGATCTGGAAATGTAGATAGTGTTCCAACTATGCTTGCTCCTGGTGAAGAGGTTATTCGTACTTCTGCTGCAATGTTATTCAGACCACTATTGAAAGATATTAATGATAACGCTGGTAGAATGTGGCAGGCATTTCAGTCTGCTATTGACCTACAAGAAAGAAATAATTTTTCTCAACTTTCAACTACTGAAAAATTTAATAAATTACTAGATGCTTTTAATAAAGAATTAAAAGGTTTAATTCAAAAAGAAAAAGTTAAAGAATTAAAAAACAATTCAAGTATTTTTGGTCCAGGAAAAACTGGTAATATTCCAGCACAAGAAGGAACTGGAAAGGAAGGACCATCTGATATTCCGCCAGGAGATTCTAGATTAAACGAATTAATTGAACCAGTAAGTAAAGATTCCCCTTTACCTTCACCAACTACTTCTCCATCAACTCCTTCTCCTTCTTCTTCACCTTCTCCTTCCCCAACCAATACTCAACCTACAGGAGAATCCAGACAATCACAAGAACCTTCTACAAAACCAACACCAAGAATTCCTACAGTTTTCCAACCAACCCCTCCACAAACACCATTAGAACCAGTAAAACCTCAGCCACTTCAAGTTATACCTTATAAATCACAGGAACAATCTTTTATAAATGTTGATCAAACTGTAAATAAATTTGTTACTGCAAAATCAAAGCAAATATCTCCAGAAACTTTTAAAAAACCAGTTAAGAAAACTAATATTTTACCATTCCAAATGCCACCAATTAATTTGGCAGGGAATGTACAAAATAATATGAAAGGTTCTATGCCAGATCCTTCTAGTGGTTCTGCAACAGACGTTCCTTCAATATCTTCCTTTGATCCTAACAATTTTTATGTATCTTGGACTCCATATGAATACGGTATGATAACTTAATATGGACTTAAAATCAGTTAAAAAACTAAAATTAAACGTTACTAATATTCGAAGTACTTTATTCTCTTATAATAAGAGTTTAAAGAAACTTAGATTAGATCAATCTTCTTTTGCAAGAAATGAATTAATAAAACAAAAAAGAGCAGAAAAAGAGCAAAACATAGAAAAAAAACCGTCAAGATTATCAACAGCAATTGAATTTGCAAAATCAAGATTACTTAGCGCACCTATTAGTATTTTTGATAAAATTAAAGAATTTTTTGGTGTTGTTTTAATAGGATTGTTAATTAGCAATCTTCCAAGAATTATTAAAGGATTGCAGAAGTTTTTTGGTGATAATCCATGGATTATAACTGGAATAAAAGAAACGATTAATAATGTTGGAATTGGATTATCTAAACTTATTGAAGTTGTTCAAATGATAGCAGAACCAACATATAAATTTGTGGCAAGAAATAGAAACGAAATTGAAGGATTAATTAATAATATTGATTCTCTTCTTACTAATATTGAAAATGGATTAATAGGTCTAGTTGGGAATGCCATTATGGGACCTCCACCTCCAACTGTAAATAGTCCTAATTATTCTAGTTTTGTTGCTGGTGGAGGAAAAGCATCTGTTAAACAAGGAAGATCAGTTTCTCAAGTTATTAAACAAGGACAGCAGAATATTTCTAGGTTTAATTCTGGTCCAAGAGCACCAACTCCTGCACCTTCTTTACCATCACCTGTAGCTCCACCTGCACTACCAATTCAGTCTTTTGCAAAAGGAGGAACAGTTCAACCAGTTTCTTCAAATGTAAAATCACGAGGAAAAGTTTCTTCTCAAACTAAAAAATCACCATTCAGTAAACCTGGAGGAACACCAAGTGGGAGAAAGGCAATAAAATCCACAGAATCTTTTGAAAAATTTAAATCAAATACTGTAAATAAATTAACTGACATAAAAGTTCAAAAAGATAATAATAATCTTTTTGAAGGTTTGATTGAAAAATTTAGACAATTAAAATCATTAAAAGGAGATAAGGATACAAAAGGTGGTGGAGGTGGCGGCGGCGGTGGTGGTCCTAGTGGCGGAGATTATCAGGGTGAAGTAAGTGTTTCAAGTGATAGTCCAGATTTTTGGTTACTATCTACCGTTGCTTTATTTGAAAGATCAAGTCCACAAGGAGCTGCTGATGTTGCACAAGCAACATATAATAGAGTTGCCGCACCTGGTGATCCTTGGAAAACTGGTGGTAGTATAAGAACTGCTCTTTTAGATCCTGGTCAATATACTCCCGTGAGCAATTATGGTGGACCATCTGCTTGGGGAAAAATAGTTGATAAAAAATCTGCGGTGGAGTTTGTTGAAAAAAATGGGAAAAATAAAAAACAGTTAGAAACAGTATCTTCTGCTTTATTGGATTCTAGTAGACAATCTTCTGCAAGAACATTTGTTGGACCAAGAGACAGTTTTAGAGCAACAACAAGCGAAAATATAAAGTATGATCAATTAGCAAATGACACTGAAGTTAAAAGAGATGGTCATATTTTTGGATTTGAGCCTGGTGGAGCGCAAATTGAAAAGTTTAGACAAGGAAAATTACAACCAGCTGTTGTTAACAAACAAGTCAGAGGAACTGTAACACCAACTGCACCACCACCAAAGCAAAAGGGTGATATAATATCAAAAGATAAAACTGTTGTTGTCGAAGGTGAGTTTAGATTAAGACCAGATGCTGCTGCTGCATATAAGAGAATGAAAGCAGATGCTAAAAAAGAAGGTGTAAATATTAGTTTAGAGTCTGCTTGGAGAGATAGTAGTGTCCAAGCATATCTTTATGATTTATTCATAAGAGGATTGGGAAATCTGGCAGCTCCTCCTGGTTCATCCGATCATGAAAGAGGAATTGCTATTGATCTTAGAGATGGAATTCCTTGGGCACAAAAAAATTGTCTTAAATATGGTTGGTATAATTCTGGAATGAATTTTTCACAAAAAGAACCTTGGCATTTTGATTATCGTGGAGGAGGAATAACACAACCACAGCAACAAAAACCAAAAATAGTATCAACAGTTAAACAACAAGAATTAGATAAGTTAAAAACAGTAATTCAGTCTAAACCTGGAAGTAAAAAATCAGTAAATATAGATGGGGTTGGAACTTACATACGAGGAACAAATGTATTCGGAATGCCAGAAGACAAATATTTTGATGATAGTGGAAAACCAATAACAAAGGATGAGTTTTATAATAGACTTGAGAAAGCAAAGAAAAATAGCAATTTAATTTCTAGTTCTTCTGTTCCATTTGATGTAAAACAACTTGAAAGAAATAATTTGCAAATGGAAGAGGAAGATGGATCTTCTAATATTTTGATTGCTCAGCAACCAATTTATCTTCCTGGACAACCAATACCAATGCCATATCCAGTTGTTCAAAAAACTATATCTTCTTCAAATACAGTATCATATAATCCAGAATCTTTAGTAGCAAGGGGTTTAGTATAAAATGTTAAATGCTTCAAAATCTTCCAGATATTCTGAAATTAAAATTAATAAAAATGGTAAAGAAGTTTCCTTAGAAGGTAGGACGGTTAGTTTTAGTTACTATGAGAGTTTACTTTCTCCACATATAACTGCAAAAATAGTTTTTGTAGATTCTGGAAATGCATTGCAGGCAGAAAAAAAATATGATACTCAAGAAAGATATGGAACAATAGTATCTTCATTACCAGTAAGAGGAAGTGGAGATGAAGAAGTTTCTTTTAAAATAGAAAGCAAACTTGGCAATTTAGATTTTACTTCTTATCCATTGATAATAAATTCTAAACCATCTCCAGCACAAGAATCTACCAGACAAGTTGTTACATTGAATTTAGTTTCAAAATATGCGATTGATAATGAAAATACTAATATTTACTCCAAATATTACAATAGCATATCAGATTCCGTAAAACAAATAATTACTAATGATTTAAAAATTCCTTCTACTAAAATATCTCAAATAGAAACGACAAAAAATTCAAATGCATTTAGTGGAAATTCAAGAAGAGCATTTGACGTTATAATATCATTGTGTCCAAAATCAATACCAATAGATGGAAGTGCTGGATACTTTTTTTGGGAAACTCAAGAAGGATTCAATTTTAGATCAATTGATAGTTTAGTTTCTTCTCCTGCAGTTGAAACTTATCAATATTATAATGTTGGAAATGCAAGTTTGGATAATGACGATAATGATTATAGAATTTTAACTCAACCACAATTTGTAAAAGATCAAAATCTTCTTGATTTGCTGAGATCTGGAACATTAAGATCAAAAAATATTTTTCTAGATCTTTCTACAGGAAAATATGAAGAGATATTTACAAATATAAGTGGATCTGGAATCAAGGTTCTTGGTGGAAATCAAGAATATTCTTCAAATTTATATCCAACTTCTGATAAAAAAGTGTTTAGTAGAACTAATCATTTTATTTTAGATACTGGTAATATGGAAAAGGAATTAAGTACAAAACTTAATAATGATCCTCGTCAGTATCTTGCAGTTTCTGCTATGAAATATAATATTACAATAAGTCAAGTTTTAAATGTCATTGTACCATGCAATCCTAATTTAAAAGCAGGAAATGTAATTAACTGTGAATTTGAAAAGATAACACCGAGCAGTAAAAATTCTGGATCAATAGATGAATCTCAAAGTGGAAAATATTTAATTCTTCATTTGTGTCATAATTTTGATCCAAATAGATCTTTTACTTCACTTACTTTAGTTCGAGATACATATGGAATATATACAAGTGGAGGGAAAATATAAAAATAATGTTTAAACCAGGATTTTTTGGTAAAAACCCCCCAAGATGGTGGATTGGTCAGGTTCCATTGGGACAGACTGATAATAAAACGGAATCTATAAAATGGGGAGACAGAGTTCAAGTTAGAATAGTTGGATATCATCCAATGGAGGGTAATATTCTTCCAGATGAAGATCTCCCTTGGGCAATTATTTTAAAACCCTCTTCCCAAGGTACACTAAATAGAGGATCAACCGCTATTATAGGTGGTGAATGGGTAGTTGGTATTTTTCTAGATGACGATTGTGAAAGACCTTTAATTATAGGTGTAATTGGAAGATCTAATCCTGGATATGAATGCACCCTTTCTGATCAACAATCTCAAAAAAGTACAGAGTTTAAAACAACATTATCATATTGGGGTTCAATAGTAGCGCAACCATATCATTTAGCTTCTGGTCAAAAACCTTCCGATAAACCTCTTGTTCCACCTGAAAATTTATTTCCTGGTAAGTAATTATGGCAGAATTAATCCCAAATGCACTTAATTCAGATCTTCCAAATTATTGGAAAGATCTAAGTGGGATTGATTTTAATGTCAAGATAGACGAAACTTTTTATGGAAAAACCCAGCATTATTATACAACTGCTTCATATGAACAGTTTAAAATTCTTTCAGAATATGAATGGAATTTAGGTGATCCTTGTGGAGAAGGAACACTTGGAGAATTAAGTGTAAATTTAAACAACTTTTTTACTTTTTTAAGAGGCATACAGCAATATAGTAGTACTTATATTAGAGGATCAATTAATATGATCCAAAATGTTGCTGCAGAAATATCCAAAGTATCCGAAGCAATTGCAGCAATTTTAAAAACTTTAATTCAAAGAGTTAGAAACTGGATATTAAATAAAATTAGGGAGTTAATTGACAAAGCATTAGAGTCTCTTTTAACTCCTAGAACAAGACAAATAAAAGAAGGTCTTTTACAACAAATAATAGAGCAACTTGCATGTTCTTTTGACGATATTATTGATGGATTAGTTGATTTTGTTGGAGACTTTTTATATGCATTAGTCGGACAAATCATTCAAACACCATTATGTGCAGTTGAAAATTACTTAAATGCAATGTTGAATAGACTTTCATCTGACATTGAAGATTCTATTCAACCATTTTTAAATCAATTAAATGATGTTTTAGGACAAGCTTTAAGTATTGTTGGACAAGTAGATAGTATTATTAATAAAATTCTTGGATATGAAGCATTTTTCTGTGCTCGCCCAGAATGTCCAGAGGTAAAAAACTTTAAAGCAAGTATTTGGGGAGGACCAACTCCTTCTGCAATTGCAAACTTTTCAAAATTTACAGCTTCTCCTACTGGTTTTGTTGATACTGCAACGACAAAAGCAGAAGAATGGTTAGCAGACTTTTTTGGTCCAGATTCAAACACATCACAATCCCCTGGAGCATGTTATACTGGAACGTTTAAATGTGGATTGCCTCAAGTTGTTATATTTGGTGGAGGTGGATCAGGAGCAGCTGCAAATGCAGTTGTGAATGCAATTGGAGAAGTTATTGGAGTTAATTTATTAGATGGTGGATCTGGTTATACCTCCCCTCCTTTTGTTTCTATAGTTGATCCAGGTGGTTGTGGGATTAATGCAAGTGCAACTGCCATATTGTGCCCACCGTCTTCAACATCTAAGTCTTCTGTTGTTAGTGGATATCGTGGTCCTGGCATTTACTTAAATTTAATAAGTGCTAAATCTTCAACAGTTGTTACTGGATGGAATGGTGCAGGAATTTATTTAGATTTAACTTCTGCAACTCCAATTGATTCTGTAGGAACAGTTGTTGTAACATTTACTTTGACCAAATCAGCATTATTTGTATATTCAGTTAGTATTCCTGGAACTACAATTAGTGGAGCTAAAATTCCACCTCTCCCATATCCCTCAGCAGATAATGTTCCAGTGCAAATATCTATGAATTTAAAAGCTGGTGAAATTTATGGACCAATTGTTAAAACAGGTGATCCTGGAACATTGTATGTTGGGGATCAAGTTGTTGCTGGAGTTATCAATAGTGGATCATTAACGAACACAAGCATTGTGGTTGAGACAGGTGGTGACGATTGGAATGATTATGTTATTTCAACAAACGGAGGGTTTTTTGCCTCATACTCTACGCCACCTCCAGCACCAACAACAACTACTACAAGCACTGCTCCAATAAATGTTATATTTACTACAACTGGAAGTGAAGTCGGATATTCTGTAGATTTACCAATTTCAAAAACAACGAAGCAAACTTTGACTGGTCCTGGATTTCCTGGAAACCGGATACAAAGATCAGTTAGTTTAGTTCCTGGAAAAATTTATGGACCTCTTTCAATATCTTCTGGATCTGGAAAATTATACGTCGGAAATGAAAAAGTTGCTAAAATATCATCCAGTGGATCTTTATCTAACACATCTGTAGTTATTGAAAAAGGTGGTGATGATTGGGATGATTATATTCTTTCCACCAATCATGGATTTTTTGAGACCTATAATACTTCTCCAAATTCAAAGAAAAAGGCAAAATCATCAAAGAGAAAAAGATCAGTTTGTAGTATTGGTTTAAACAATCCTGGAAGTAATTATAGTAATTCCTCATCTAATGGATCCCCAGTAATTCAAGTTTTTACTGGATCTCCAAATCCAGTTGATACAAATAATACAATTACCTTATCTTGGTCCATACTAAATGCTACGTCTGCTTCTTTAAATGTACCAGGATTTAATAATATTCCATTAGTTGGAAATGCAAGCATTCTTGTAAACCCTACATTTCCAGTAGGAAAAGATCAAACAACAATTACATATACTATAACCGCTACTAATAATCAACCAAGTTCAACTCCTTATACAGTTACAAAAGATTTTATTCTTACTGTTAACAAACCTTTTGCGGCTAGTGGATTTAAAAACGTACCTCCAGTATTAAATACAAATACACCAACTATAGATAGATTTGATGCAAATCCAACAAAACTTTCTGTTGGGCAAGTTGTAAACATAACCTGGGAAACCACTGATGCTAAATTTGCTTCATTATCTGCAACAGGATTTAAAGCTCCTTTGGTAGGATATTCTTCTATTCCGGAAGACGGAACATTGAGTTTTGTTATGCCTTCAGATATTCCATTTCCTGCTGGAGGAGATGCTACCATTGAATATGAATTAATTGCAACTAATCCAGATGCTTCAGGTGCTAAAACAGATACTGATAAGATTTCTATAACAGTTAGCCCCACACCAGCACCTCCCGGACCAGCAGCGCCAGGTCCAGGACCAGCAGCACCAGCTCCAGGTCCAGTTCCTCCTATCGCAAATCCCTTTGTTTGTACTCCAAGTGCAACAATTGTTAATGAAGGTGATACTGTGAATTTTACAGTTACTAATACTGATCCCGCAGACAATGGAACTTTTTATTATGAAATAATTTCTATATCTGGATCAGTAACTGACTCAGATTTTAGTGATAATACTTTAACAGGATCATTTACAATTGCGGGAAATAGAGGAACTATAAGTAAAACTATTTCCAATGACTTGCTTACTGAAGGAGTAGAACAATTTAACTTACTCATAAAAAGAGATCCATTACTATCTGCATTTGTTGCAACTAGTGGAGGAATAATAATAAATGATACATCTTCTACTCCTATTGCTCCAGGAGCTTTATCTAAGTTTACATGTACTCCAAGTACAAGACTTGCCAATGAGGGAGATACGATAGATTTTGATGTAACTACAACAGATCCAGCAGATAATGGTATATTTTATTATCAAATAATACCTTTGGCAGGATCTGTTACTGCCTCCGATTTTACTGACCTTATTTTAAGTGGATCATTTACAATTACAAGCAATAAAGGAACTATAAGTAAAACTATTTCCAATGATGCTTTAACAGAGGGAACGGAAGAATTCCAATTAGTTATAAAAAGAGATTTAAAAGATTCTTTCTATCAAGCAACAAGTGGTTCAATAACTATAAAGGATACCTCCCTCAGTCCTCCTGGAACGCCAGCAATAGCTGTAATTGGTTCAGTTCTCGTAATTGCTCCTGGAAGCGGATATCCAGCAGGAACAACAATAACTGCCCCTGGGGGCGCAATTTTGAAACCAATAATCACTCCATCTGGTTCTATTGGCGGAGTTACTGTAGTAAATCCAGGATATGGATTTACAAGAATACCAGAATTGCAAATAAATAGTAGAGAAGGTTTAGGTGCTAAATTGCGAGTAAATTTGGAATTTATTCCATTAGATCAATTTTTACGTGATAAAAATTTAGAATCAGTTGATCCATCTAAACTTGTACGAATTATAGATTGCGTTTCCAGATAATGCCACAGTCAGCCCCAGACTATACTATTGCAAATAACTCGCATTGTTTTATGCATTGTGGGCCCATTGGACCAGAATCAATCGACGATGGTAGAGATTTAACAATCATCACCTCTGCTGATTCTCAAGTGGTGTATGGTAAAAGTGGAAATAAAGTTGAACATATAATGCGTAGTAATTATGAGACTTGTGGACATCAAACAGATCCTGAAGAAAATGGTGGAATAGCACGATCTATTTGTGCAAAAAATGGAGATATTGCATTAATTGCCGAAAACGGAAGCATTAGATTAAAAGCAAAAAATATTTACATAGAGACAAGCGGCCCGTCTGGATCTGGTAATATTTTAGCTTCTGCAAATGGTCAAATAATACTTGCCACTGGTGATCAAATAAAATTAGCTGGAGGTAAAAATGTTTGCATTCATGGTGAAGGTGGAGTCACAATATCGTCACCAGCTTTTATAAAAAATGCAGGTAAAGTGATTGACGGTGGAGTTGCTTCTACTGGAAGTTTAATTTCTAGTGTCCTTGCTGGAAATTGGGGATCAATATTGCAAGGACTATCTAATTCATGTAAGTAAGGAGAAATTATATGGCATCTTCAGATGGAGCAGGCGCAGGTTTACTAGACGTTATTCACGGATTATTTGGTACTTCCTTAGAATTACCTCAAGTTTTTAGGCAACCAGGAACTGCAAGTATATACCAAGCATATTTTGGCATGGGACATACTGGAATGGATTTTTCATCTGTTACTATTAAACCAGGTCCTACGGCTCCAGTTAGTTTGACAGTATATGGAATATCAGATACTTTTGGATTTCATAATGTAAAAGGTGCAGTTGTTCATGATGGAACTACTTTGTGTGATGGTGTTTCATTTAAATCAATATGCACAGATAATTCTTTTCTTGGAGCTTCATTTTCAGTAACTTCTGGTGGAGATAATTCAATCACAGCAGCTGGATCGAATGAAATTACTGCTCCAGCAACTACCATTAATAGTGAAATAACCACAATTAGTGGATTTGTTTTTATTGACGGAATTGGTGCAGATTTAGCAACTGCTATCAATAGTAAAAAAGGATTTGATATTCCTCACCCAAATAAACCTAATCATAGATTGAGACACATTTGTGTAGAAGGTCCAGAATCTGCAATTTATATAAGAGGAAAATTACAAGGAAAAAATGTTATTGAATTGCCAGACTACTGGGAAGGTTTAATTGATCCAGAAACTATCAGCGTTAATTTGACACAAATTGGGCATAGTCAAGATTTAATTGTAGAATCAATTGAATGGGGAAAAAGAATAAGAATTAAATCTGGAAATGGAACTGCCATTAATTGTTATTATCAAGTTTGGGCAGATCGTTTAGGTGAAAAATTAATTGTTGAATATGAAGGGAAAACTCCCAATGATTACCCAGGAGATAATAGCGAATACTCTCTTGCAGGATGGAACTACGACAGGAGAAACAATAAATGACCAGAATTAGAATCTATTATACAGATAGACCACCTGAGGAAATTAATGACTTAGAAGTCAACACAATTAGTGTTGGTGGTACTATTAGTATTGGTGGAACTTCTATTACTGGTGTTGGCGGATCTGTTGGTATTGGATCTACTCTTCCACGTTATAATTTAGATGTTGGTGGAGACATTAATTTTTCTGGTAGTCTTTATCAAAATGGCACTCTTTTCTCTGGTGGTGGAGGAGGTGGTGGTTTACAGGTGTCTCAAGGACTTCAAGGATCTTTAAGTAATTTTCAAGGAACTCAAGGACCTTTAAGTAATTTTCAAGGAACACAAGGACTCCAAGGAGCACAAGGACGCCAAGGATCTCAAGGGGCACAGAGTCTTCAAGGATCTTTAAGTAATTTTCAAGGAACTCAAGGTACTCAAGGACTTCAAGGAAATCAAGGACTTCAAGGAAATCAAGGACTTCAGGGTCTTCAAGGATCTTTAAGTAATTTTCAAGGTACTCAAGGTCTTCAAGGGAACCAAGGATTACAGGGAACCCAAGGTCTTCAAGGTAATCAAGGTCTTCAAGGTAATCAAGGTCTTCAAGGTAATCAAGGTCTTCAAGGTAATCAAGGACTTCAAGGGAACCAAGGATTACAGGGAACTCAAGGTCGTCAAGGACTTCAAGGAAATCAAGGACTTCAAGGAAATCAAGGACTTCAAGGAAATCAAGGACTTCAAGGAAATCAAGGACTTCAGGGTCTTCAAGGATCTTTAAGTAATTTTCAAGGTACTCAAGGGGCACAGGGTCTTCAAGGATCTTTAAGTAATTTTCAAGGTACTCAAGGGGCACAAGGAACCCAAGGTCTTCAAGGGGCACAAGGTACTCAAGGTCTTCAAGGTAATCAAGGTCTTCAAGGACATCAAGGAACCCAAGGTCTTCAAGGTAATCAAGGTCTTCAAGGTAATCAAGGTCTTCAAGGACATCAAGGAACCCAAGGTCTTCAAGGCAATCAAGGTCTTCAAGGAGATCAAGGAACTCAAGGTAATCAAGGTCTTCAAGGACATCAAGGAACTCAAGGTCTTCAGGGAAACCAAGGATTGCAGGGAGATCAAGGCACTCAAGGAACACAAGGTCTTCAGGGAGATCAAGGTACTCAAGGAACCCAAGGTCTTCAAGGACATCAAGGTCTTCAAGGTAATCAAGGTCTTCAAGGACATCAAGGAACCCAAGGTCTTCAAGGTAATCAAGGTACTCAAGGATTGCAAGGAAATCAGGGTCTTCAGGGGAACCAAGGATTACAAGGAAATCAGGGTCTTCAGGGGAACCAAGGATTACAAGGAAATCAAGGATTACAAGGACATCAAGGTACTCAAGGATTACAAGGAAATCAGGGTCTTCAGGGTGATCAAGGAACTCAGGGAACACAAGGTCTTCAGGGTGATCAAGGTACTCAAGGTCTTCAAGGTAATCAAGGTCTTCAAGGACTTCAAGGTAATCAAGGTCTTCAAGGTAATCAAGGTCTTCAAGGTTTAAGTAATCAAGGAACACAAGGTCTTCAAGGTACTCAAGGACTTCAAGGTACTCAAGGTCTTCAAGGTAATCAAGGTCTTCAAGGTTTAAGTAATCAAGGAACACAAGGTCTTCAAGGTACTCAAGGACTTCAAGGTACTCAAGGTCTTCAAGGCACTCAAGGTCTTCAAGGTTTAAGTAATCAAGGAACCCAAGGTCTTCAAGGCACTCAAGGTCTTCAAGGTACTCAAGGTCTTCAAGGTTTAAGTAATCAAGGAACACAAGGTCTCCAAGGACTTC